CTATTTATTAATTTAAAAAGTATAAAAGATTATCACAAGAGATAGTATTGGTTTTCTTTCTATTCTCTACCAGTTGTCTATACCTTGCTAATGCCTGTTTCTCATCGTATCTTTCTTCAACATCTATTTCTGCCAGAGTGTAATTATCGTCAATATAGTCGTATTTTTTCCTATTTCTTTTAGTGTTTGTATACATGATATTTATACCTCTATTTGTTAATGAATTTGTTTATGTGAATCGGTTCTTGAATTGTAACTAACTCATTCACAAAAACTCTGCGAGATTTTTGTTTAAGTTTTACTTCCTTATAATTCAAATAAAAGTCAAGAAGACTTTTAAACCTGTATACATGTTGTTTAAACATAAATTTATCTAATGATTGTTCCTTGTAATCTTCCGCCTCTATTCTCTCTATATCTTGCTTACCCCAATTTCTCATAATATACAAAAAACAGCCCCAATCATGATTTTGTGTAAATAGTTTACGCTCTTTCTTTTTTGCCGGAATAAAAGAAAATTCACAATCACTATTAATAGCAATAAGTTCAAGAAAATTATCATCCGTATTATATTTAAGAGAATCCGCATAAGCTTTTTTTAATATATTTTTAATATCTGTAATATTATGCTCCTTATGTAAAAATAATTCCCTGCATATAGTATCTTTAGGGTATCTATCCTCGTAATGTATATATAATCCTTTCATAATATTTATACCTCCATTAATTTTTTAAAAATTCCACTTAACTTCTAATTCTTTATGTAAAAAATATAAAAATTGCTTTAAATGGTCGTACATCTCTTTATGTTCTTTCTTCTGACTATTTAATAAAAACTTAACAAATTTATATTTTTTAAAACCTCTACATTTTTTTATAAAAAGATTATCGGCAGATATTAAATCTTTTAAATTATTTGAAATTTCTATAAATTTATCTGATTTTGCAGTAACGTTAAATAAACATGAAATAGGTATATTTCTAGTTATTCCATTGATATTTTTATTTTCAACTTCACAAATTATTCCCCTATCATCAGATTTTCTTATTGCTAAATAATCACGACCTACCACTAATTGTAATCCGTCTTTATCAACATAATTTGATTTTTTTAGTAAGTTATTCTTACAAAAATACTCAAAAATTTCTGATATTTTATTAAAATTCCTATAAATATAATATTCACATTCACCATCTACTAAATATTCACTATACAATTTATTTTTCATAATATTTATACCTCCTTTAAGCTGCCTTACTATTTTCAAGTAATTTATTAATTTCTTTTACTACTTCACTATCCTTGCCGTAATAATATTCAAAGTAAGCTATACCTTTTTCAGCAAAGTTGGAACGCTCATCGTAAGAACCATCTGCTAATAATTGATATGCTTCAAGTTTGTATGTAAAATCCATACCGCAACCACCGAAAGACAAAAGCTGTAAGTCTTCATCTCTATTCTGTATTTCAAAAGGTATTAGATCACATAAATCCGCAATTGCTTCATCATAAATTCTTGGCTCATAAACCCAATTATACATTAAACATGATTCTTCAAGAGAATGTTTAGCGTCGTAATACTCTTCTTCGTATTTATCTTGGACATAATCCAAAAAGCTGTTGTATTTATATGTATTGTATTTGAGTTTAATGTCGTAATCTTCTTTTAAATTCTCTTCAAGTATAAAGTCAGGTATAGAAAACTCTGTTTCTCCATCATTTAAATTATAGTTAGGGAGGTAATGTTTAGTGTAAAAAACTTCTATATGTATTCCAGAAAATTGTTTGCTTAACATAATTTTATCTCTTTTTAAATTGTTGATTGTATTTAACTTTACTTCTACAAGAAAAGATTGCACATAAATTTCTTGATAAATATGTTATACAATAGTTTTTAATAGCTGTCAATAGTTATTTTTATTAAATTTTAAAAAATATTTTATGTAAAAGATGGTAATGTTGGTAATGATAGTAATTTTATCAACATACTGTGGATAACTTTGTGGATAACTTTTTTATGTAAAAGATGGTAATGTTGGTAATGATAGTAATTATTTTTAATAGATGGTAAGGATGGTAAGGAGATGGTAAGGTCGCGGACATCAATTTCCATATACATATATTACTATCATTACCATCATTACCATAAATATGTATGTATATAGAAAAAATAAGGTATGAGATTTTTTTTATATATACGCACGTAGAAAAAATGAAAAGTTGGTAATGATGGTAAGTCAGGGTGTTCTAATCCCTTTTGTAGATTGATGTTTGAGGAGGCTTACTATCTATTTTTAGTTGGTAATGATGGTAATGTTGGTAAGGTAAAAATTGATAATTTTTGATTTTTGTGGATAACTTTTTGAGTTAAGTTTTATCTGCGTATCATACGATTTCTTTTGTGGATATGTCAACAGTAAATTTTTGAATTAATGAAAATATTTTTTAAAATTTAATAAAAATAACTATTGACAGCTATTGACAGCTATTAAAAACTATTATATTATTAGATTACAACAATTAAATAGGTTATTTTTATGAAATTTATTAAATACAGACAAAATTTAAAATACGATGATAAATTTGTTTATTCATACAATACGAAAGTAGCAGAAATTGATATTAAAAACAGAATTTTATGGAGGTTAGGTTATTGGAGTCAGACAACTTCAAAACATATTAATTATGCGGGTAAAGAATTAAATTTAAGGGTTGAGACGCCAGAATGGTTATAAGTAGCATAAGTTTTAATAATACACACAGTTTTTAGACATTTTAAGCCACCACACAAGCTTAATTTAAAATTTAATAGGGAAACTATCATTAAAAATAAACTTACGCTCCTATGGTGGTTTAAAACTCGTCATTTGATTATTTAGGTAAATTTGACATTTAGATAAAATTTTGTTATATTAAGCCGTTATCGGAAGTCCGATATTGTAAAAATTTAATTGATGTTATGTTAGAAAAAGAAATTTATAAATTAGGTGAAAAAATGAACAAACCACAGTTTAAAAAGTTTGATAGAATAGAAAAATCCTTAAATGATAATATTGCTATGGTTGAAAGTATATTGGAGGATTTAAAATCTGATTTTAATTATATAAGAAATATGCCTGATTGTAGTGTTGAAAAGGAAAAATTTGTTATTGTTGATAATCAATTAATAAGTGAGAATGAACTTACTAAGTATTATGCAGATAGTAGAACAGCAAATATTAGTCTACCCTCTTTTGTAGAAGTGGTTAATAGACTTAATAAATTAGAGAATGATACTTACAATCATTTAACGGATATAGATAGAAGACTTAAAAAATTGGAAATATGATTAAAATCAACATATCTCAAAATCATATTAACAAATATAGTCATGTTGATGATATTAAATTTAAAAAAGTCTATGATGAATGGGATAGGATAAACTCTAAAGCTAATCGTAGAATATTTATTATTAACGATGATGCTTTTGATAAATTCAAATTGAAACAGCAACAATTGAAAAAGAAGAAAATACTTGAAGATTTGGAATATATAAAACAATATGGTTATATTGGTTGTGTTGGATTAGCTGGTAGATTATGATAAATGTCAAATATTGAATTTGAATTAATACAATGTAAAGGTAAATTACAGAAACAACAAAACGAAATTGATGTTTTAAAACAGAACCATAAGAAATTGGAAGATGGTTTAAAACGAATTTCAAATATTCTAATTATTCAAAAGGAAGAGTTTTCTAGTTTAATGAATAGAAATGACAAATTACAGAAAAAAATAAGTAAGAAAATAGAGAAAAAAGAACTATCTTGCATGCAGGAAGTTGAATTTACAGACGAAAATATTGCTAAAGTTCAAGAAATGGCTATCTGTATGACTAAAGAGCAGATAGCTAGACGATTTAATATGTCATTAAATACCTATTTGCAACGAGAAGAAAAAATACCTGAACTCAAGAAAGCTTTTGAAATAGGACAAGGTACTTTTATGGCAGAAGTATCAAGTATATTAGTTCAGAATATAAGGTCTGGTTGTAAAGCAAGTTTATTCTATTATTTGAATAATAGAATGAAGATGAAAAAAGAGGATGAAGCAACCAATATCACAATAACACAGGAATTCTTGAATAAACCATTAAAAATTATTAATAGCGATGGTAATTATGAACAAGAATTAATGGATAAATACCATAAGAAAATAATGTCTATTTCTGTTGTAAAAAACAATAATCAAGAAGATGAATAAGTTTGATATTTACAATTTAGAACCTTGGGAAAATAATCTTTACAAACCTATATCATATAAAGTTTTACATGGTGGGCGTATGTCCATGAAGTCTACTTCTGTTGTAAAAGCTCATTTGAGATTATCTTTTAATAAAGAGTTTATGGGGCGAAAAATAGTAGCTGGTAGAGAGTATTTAGGTGATATTAGGGATAGTGTGCATGCTTTGTATACTAGGGTTATTGATGGAGTAGAAGAATATAGAAATGGCAATTTCTTTCATATTACAGATAGCTATATTGTAAACAAGTTAACAGGTGTTGAAATACTTTTTAAAGGTATTAGAGACTATAGAACATCCGGTATAAAATCAGTTGAGAATATTGGTATTTTATGGCTTGAAGAGGGTTCATTTATTAGTAAATATGCTTGGGATATAGTAGACAACACACTTAGAGAACAAGGATGTGAATTGTGGATTACAATGAATCCTGAAAATGAAACTGACTTTTTATATCAAGAATTTATTGTAAATGGTAAAAAAAAGTATGGTGAAGATTTATTTATTAAACAATTAAATTGGTATAATAATCCACACTTAAGCAGTGATGCTATAGCTAAAATTGTTAGAATGCGAGAAAACGATTTTAATACTTATATGCACGTGTACGGCGGTGAATGTTTAATTAATACTGAAAAACACGTATTTAAAAAAGATTTTTTTGTAATACAGGAATTTGAAGAACCACAAGGGATATTTCCTTATTATGGGCTTGATTTTGGTTGGACTGATGCAAGTGCTGGGATTAGATGTTATATTCAAGATGAAAATCTTTATGTAACACATGAATTTAAAAAATCACATATAAGCGTTGATTGCTTAGGTGAAGAATTGGAAAAAGTACTTAAGGATTATAGGAAAAAAGGAAAATACATAATAACGGCAGATAGTTCAAGCCCTGATTTGATTGATTTACTTAATAAATATGAATATCCTTGCAAACCTGCAATAAAAGGTAGAGGGTCAATTGAAGCTGGTATAACTTACATTAAGACATTTAAAAAATGCTATGTACACCCAAGATGTCAAGAATTTTTAAAAGAAGTTTATAATCTTAAATACAAAACCGATAAGCACAGCGGTCAAATAAAAGATGAGATAGAAGACAAAAACAATCATTTAGTAGATTGTTTAAGATATAGTCTTGAGGATTGCATGAAGAACAGATACAATGTTGATTTCAAATATAAAAATGTTGTTGATAATACAATCTGGGTATAATTGTGGATACAAATACACTTAGGATATTTTCTTTTTGTGGTGGTGGCACTAAGGGTTACGGCTCTAATCGTTTTATGCAGAAGTTCTTACATCAATGGGGAATACCGCAAGCTGATTTCTGGAAATATGTTGATGTTATGTGCGGAACAAGTATTGGAGCGATACTTGCTTCGGGTTATTCGTTTGAAAAAACGCCAGATGAGATGGAAAGTTTTTTTACTACTTATGCAAAACGTATATTTACCATTAGAACAGCGGCAGATGTTGCAACAGGTAGCCATAATGCAAGTGAAGATTCAAATAGACCTAATGTAGTACAGAAATTAGGATTGATTGCCACTGACGACCCTTTCTATAAATCTGCTTATGAAGATTCAAACTATGGGCATAATATACTCCAGCAAGTTCTTGTAGATAATTTCGGCAGCAATACGCTTGCAAACTTAAAGACTCCTGTTGTTATTCCTGCTTATGAGGAAGACATGAAAAGATATGTTGTTTTTTCCAATTTCAATGACCCAGCATATTTTATTGGAAATAATGAAACTATAGTAAATGTTTGTAGGGCTTCTTCCGCTGCGCCCACTTATCTTCCCGCTCATGATTTCAACGGACATTTTTATAGTGATGGTGGCCAATATGCCAACGATGCAATCCTAGCGGCAATAAATGTAGGTTTAACTGTAAAACCTCAGGCTACTAGAATTGTTATAGTAGATAGCGGCACTGGAATAGGCAATATGAGTTTTGACGGCAGCGGCACTGAAGAAGGTATATCTCACGCAGCAGTTAGATTATTTGGAATTATGAACGTTGCTATGACAGGTAGCGAAGAATGGAGTAGGTATTATTTAGATTATTTAAGTAATAGACTTGCTCGTGATGTCTATTACTATAAGTTTCAACCTAAATTTCCAGAAGATTTTCCTAATGAACTTGATAATAGCACGCCTGCTTGGTTTAGTCAGTTAGCTAATTTGATTGATACTCATTATGCAAATGAAAGTGATAAAATCTCAAGTATATTAGCTCATTTAACAGCATGAAGTACGAACAATTATATAATTTTATATCTCCTTTAACTGGTAAATTACCAATAGATAGAGGTTATATATTAATTGGTGATAAAGACGGGCGTTCTTTTGCTTCTCCGTTATTAATTGATGTACGCCAAGATATAATAGATTTAAGAAGAAAAATAGGGCGATTCGAAAAACTAGAATATAATAAAATATGGATTGGCGATAAAAATAAAAAACCAATACCTCAAACACATATAGGAGTTATTAACTTACCTGTATTAGGTGCTGCAACTTTTCCTTATCCTGATCTTATCCCTTTACCAGCAGTCCCAATTCCCAACCCGACTTTTAACCCTTTATCAGGCTTTGATTGGTTAATGTCTGGCCCTTGGTTGCCTCAAATTTTTGCTGGTAGTCCAAATACGTTAAATACTTCATCGGAAACTGTTATATCCAGTTCTCTTGCTATGACTCAGGTGAAAGTTGCGCAGG